AATTTGCAAACCGGCTCTCGCTTGAGGTCGTGCGGGGCACGCCGGTGAAGACCGGGAGGCTCAGAGCGTCGTGGTTTCTCTCCCCGACGCTTACCGGGTCTCCCGGCGCTTCTCCCGGCGAGGCGACCGCAGGTGCGCCCGGCGCGACGCTCGCGCGCCTCTCTGGGCAAGCCGGATCTCTCGCGAACCTCGACGGCTCGATCTACCTCCTCAACGGCGCGAACTATGCGATCTTCGTCGAGGCAAAGACGCAGTTCCTCCGCAAGGTGCTGGCGAGATCCTCGGCGATCGCCGCCGACGTCGTGACCGAGATCCGCAACATCAAGGCGACGGGGATCCCATGACCGTGATGAACGACATCCGCGCGGCGCTCGAGCAACAGATCGCCAACGTCTCGGGGATCCCGTCGACGGCAAACCGCGCTTGGGAGAACGTCCGCTTCACGCCGACGACTAACACCGCTTGGGTCCGCATGGCGCTCGTCCCGGTGACGAGCCGACCGGCCGTGCGCGGGCCGAACCCGCAGATCCGGCACGACGGGAGCTTCCTCGTGACCGCGCACCTCCCAGAGGGAGCAGGACCGGCGGCAGCGGACGCTCTGGCCGACGCGATCCGCGCGGCGTTCACGGTCGATACCGGTCTAACCTCGGGCGGCGTGACCGTCCGCTTCAACTACGCCGAACGCGGGGTCGCGGTGCTCGATACGCCGTGGTATATCGTCACCGTCTCGATCTCGTGGTATACATACACCAGCTCATAAAAGGAGGGCTCAGAAATGCCTTTTGCACAGGGTTCCAGAACGCAGCTCGCCTACATCTCAGAGGTGACCTACGGAACGACACCAGCATCGCCAGCGATGATCGCGCTCCCGTTCAACACGCACTCGCTCGATCTCACCAAGACGCGCGTTCAGTCGGCGGAGATCACTCCCGACCGTATGCCTCGGATCGATCGGCACGGGCAGCGCACCGTCTCGGGCGACATCGTCGTCGAGATGCGTCCGGCGGACTATGACTTCCTCCTCGAGGCTGCGCTTTTCGGCACCTTCGCGACCAACATCCTGAACACCGGCACGACCGTGAAGTCGTTCACCGCCGAGGACGGCGCGCTCGACATCACGCAGTTTCGCGCCTTCAGCGGCTGCATGGTAAACACGATGCAGATCTCGATCGCTCCGAACCAGATGACGACGGCGACCTTCGGGATCATCGGCCGCAACATGACCCAGAGCATAACCCCGCTGGATGCGAGCTTGACCGCAGCCTCCGGGAATGAGCCCTTCGACAGCTTTTCCGGCGCGATCACCGAAGGCGGCAGCGCGATCGCTTATGTGAATTCGATCGATTTCACGCTCAACAACAACCTGAACCCATCCTTCGTGCTGGGATCGGTGACAACTCCTCAAATGGAATTCGGGCAATCGACGCTCGAGGGCACGATGACCGTCTACTATCAGGACAAGGCGCTGATCGATAAGTTCCTCGGGGAGACCGAGAGCTCGCTCTCGATCGTGCTGGACGACCGCGTCGCCGGTCTGAACTACACGCTCCTCATGCCTCGGATCAAAATCAACGGCGCGGCCGTCCCGGTCTCGAGCCCTCAATCCCGGCTCATCACGATCCCGTTCGTCGCCCTGCGCGACAGCTCGACCGGGACGCAGCTCCGGATCACCAAGACATAATAAGGCATCGCATGGACCTCTACGACCTCACCTTCCGCGACACCTACACTTATCAGATCCTGCACCCGATCACCAAGGAACCCGTCCCGCACGCGGACGGGTCTCCTCAGTGGATCGAGCTCTATGGATCCGACACCCGGCAATATCGCAACGCGCTGGCCGAGGTCGCTCGGCTCGATCTTGCGGATCCGACCGAAAAGCTGATCGCGTTCCTCGGCCGGATCACGGCGCGCTGGCATATCGAAGTCGGAGGCGCGACACCGAAGATCGAGGACGCTCCCGAGATCTTCGGGAAGCTCCCGTCGTGGCTGCGCGATGACGTCTTCGCGGCGGCGTCGGACCGCGCTAATTTTTTCGGCGCAGCCTCGGGGAGCTGATCGCGCACGCCGGGGCGGTTTTTCTGCTCGCGCAGAAGGACAAGGATGGGATCACGCTGCGCGAGCATTACGAGCAGGCCGCGAAGGCAACGGGGGTTCGACCACCAGAGCTCGACGTCCCGCCCTTACCGGAGACGATGACCGAGTTCTGGGGCGTTTTTCTGCGCTTGCACCGGGCTCGACAGGCGGACGCGCCGATAGCCTTTTCCGAGGTCTTGGCGTATAGTTCGCTCACGGGGCGGGTCTTCACGCCGCTCGAGGTCGATGCGATCTCCGAACTCGATGCTCTATGGCACCAAGAGAGGGCTAAGAAATGGACGTGATCTCCCTCGGCGTCGAGGTCCAAACCAAAGGCGCGGCGCAGTCGGCGCAACAGCTCGGGCAGTTCACCAGCGCCACCAAGGGCGCGGCAGGCGCGGCCGACACGCTCGAGGATCAGCTCCGGCGCACCGACGCGGCTCAGAAGCAAGTCGCAAGCACCGCTCGACCGCTCGTCGGCGCGATGGGCGGCGTAGGGCAGGCGTTTAAGAACAACGCAAGCGGGATCCAGAACGCGAGCTTCCAGCTTCAAGACATCCTCGTCCAGATGGAGATGGGCGTTCCTATCACGCGCACGCTCGGACAACAGCTCCCGCAGCTCCTCGGGGGCTTCGGTGCGATCGGCGCGGTCGTCGGTCTTGCCGTAGGTGCACTCCTGACATTCGCTCCCGCGCTGTTCGACACCGGCGAGGCTGCAGATGATCTCACCGACAAGCTCGACGCGCTGTCATCTGTCATGCAGAGGCTCAACGCCGCGCAGAAGGGGCAGAGTTTAGCGGATCTTACGGGCCAATATGGCGCGCAGGCAGCGGCGGCACAGGAGCTGCTCAACATCCAGCGGCAGATCGCGCAAATTGAGGCGGATCGTGCCTTCCGCGCGGCCTCTGGCGCGGTCGTCGGGGCTATGGGGCCGGGGCTCGAGGCTCAGACATTTCAGAGCGCGCTCGACAACGCGACGGCCCTCAATTTCGCTCTGCGAGAGCAGGCCGAGGTGGCGAAGGTCACGCAACAGATCCAAGAGGGGAGCCTCACGCTAAACGAGGAAGAAGCGGCAGCTCTCGGCCGTCGTCGCCGCGCTTACGAAGATGTCCTCGGCATGATCGGACCCTATCGTCGCGGGCTTGAGGCGATCACCGAACAGTTCGGGCTTACCGAGCAATCGGCGGCGAACCTCGTTATCCAGATGACGGCGGTCAAAGAGGCCGACACGACCGAGAGCCGCGTCGCCGCGACGCAAGCGCTCGCCACGGCGATCGACGAGGCCACCGGCGGGCTAAACATGGCCTCCGACGAGGGGATAAAGCTCTACAACGCCCTTCTCGAGGCCGCGCTCGCCGGGCTCGATCTAAAGAACTTGGATCTTCCGGGCGCGCTAAGTTCGGCAGCCAGCGAGGCTTCTCGCATAGCGGACGAGATGGGGCGGGCCGCGACGAACGCGATCACAATGGCGGAAAATGCTGCGGTCGCACAGCGGCGCGCAGAGATCCGACAGCAGTTCGCCGGGAACCCCGTCGGATTGGCTGGGGCAATGGCCGAGTTCGAGTTCCGGCAAGGCGCGGGAGCCGCGCTCAACGCTCCCGTCGGGGGCACCTTCTTTGAGGGAGAGCTGCGGAGGACGATTAACGCCGCAGAGGACACGGCAAGAACAGAAGAAGAAACCCGCAAACTCTTTGAGACGATAAAGGGCGGAGCTGCTTCGGCGAGCGACCTCGAGCAGGCTGCGGCGCGCCTTTACGAGAGCACCCGCACCGAGGCGGAACGCTACGCCGCAGAGCTCGAGAAGGTCGAGGCGCTGTTCGCGGTCGGTGCGATCAACGGCGAAGTCTACAGCCGCGCGCTCGAGGATCTGAACGCTAAGTTCGACCCGTTCACGAAGCTGATGATCGGCGTCGCAGGCACCATCGAGAACGAGCTCAACAACGCCTTCGCGTCCGTCCTCAAGGGAACCGCCGATCTCGGGGACGCGCTGCTCTCGTTCGCCTCGAACGTCCTCGCCAAGGTCGCGCAGGATCTGTTCGCCCAGCAATTCGCAGGGCCGATCGCATCCGGGATCTCGGCTATATTCTCGGCCAACGGCAACGTCTTCGACGCCGGTGGCGTCACCGCCTTCGCCAAGGGCGGCGTCGTCGGCGGGCCGACGGTCTTCCCGTTCGCCAACGGGATCGGGCTCATGGGCGAGGCCGGGCCGGAGGCGATCATGCCGCTCTCGCGGGGCGCAGACGGCAAGCTGGGCGTCATCGCAAGCGGTGGCGGCGCGCCGAGCGTCACGATCAACAATTACAGCGGGCAAGAGGCCAGCGCCTCGAGCGACAGCGCCGGGAACATCGTCATCGAAATCGGACGCGCGATCGCGCAGGACATCACGTCCGGCGGGCCAAGCTACCGGGCGATCCGCAGCACGTTCGGGCTGTCAAACCGCTTGCAGCAAAGGGGCTAAGGTATGTCGACCATCTGGCCGGGAACGCTTCCGCAATACTTCGAGGTCGGCGTGCAGGACACGCGGCAGCAGGGCTTCATCCGCTCGCAGACCGACACGGGGCCTTATAAGCAGCGCAAGCGGTTCACCGCGACGGCGCGGTTCCTCTCCGGGACGATGCTGTTCACCGGCACGCAGCGCGCGACGTTCGAGACATTCTACAAGACGACGCTCTCCGAGGGGACCGACGCCTTCGACTTCATCGATCCGGCGGACTTCTCGACCGCCTCGGTGCGCTTCGTGCAGCCTCCGACGCTCTCGGCCGTCGCTGGTGGCGGCACCGCAGGAACGGCGCAATGGCGCATCGACCTCGCGCTCGAGGTGCTCCCGTAATGCCGCGCACACTTCCGACGACGGTCATCACGGCCGTTAACTCCCAGACGACGACGAACGCCTTTCTCGTGCTGCTCGAGGTCTCGCACAGCGCGATCGGCACATATTATTTCGTCAACAACACCGAAAACATAACATCCGGCGCGAACACCTACATCGCCTTCCCGTTCTCGGTCACGCTCCCGCCGGATGACCCCGAGCTGCAAGTTCGGGCACGGCTCACGCTCTCGCACGTTACGAGCGAGCTCAACATCTTGCGGACGATCGCAGGACAGCGCGAGCGCGCGGCCTTCTCGCTCAAGGTCATCGAGGCCACCGCGCCGACGGTCATCTTGCAGAGCGTCTCCGGGCTGGTGGCTGCATCGGTAAGCTATAACGCGGACGTGATGGACATTGACCTCACGATCGACAACTTTCTGACGGAGCCCTTCCCAAGTGCAACCTTCGCGCCTTCCAATTTCCCCGGCATCTTCTAACTGGTGGAACGCCTATGTCGGGATCCCGTTCGCATGGAACGGGTCGACGCGCGACGGGACGTCGTGCTGGGGGCTCGTTTGCATGGTCTACAGCGAGGTCTTCGGGATCCGGCTCCCGCGCTTCGACGAGCTCGAGGAGCAGATCGAGGGCGGCGCGGAGAGCGTCGCGGACTTCGCCTCGACCGGGCGCGAGATCCCGCTCGAGGAGGCGCGCTCCGGGGACGTGCTTCACATGTGGGGGATGCACCGGGGCAAGCGGCGCGCGACCCATTGCGGGATCGTCACCGAGCCCGGCTTCGTTCTTCATGCGGAAGCAGTCGTAGGATCTTGCATTTCGCGCTATAAGGGGGACAACCGTTTCTTGCAGCGCGTGATCGGAGCTTATCGCCTTGAATGATCTGACCCCCCACAGAGAGAGCGCGCTGGCCGAATACATCGAGGTCACGCTGGTCTTGAACCCGCTCGCGCAAGGCGACCGGCTCGTCGTGCGCGTCTCGCCTTCCGGCACACTCGCGGAGCTGATCTCGGCGCTGGTCCCGGACGAGCTCGATCGCGAGCATATCAGCGCCTTTCTCGGCGGCGATTATATCGAGCCGCAGCTCTGGTCGAAGATCCGCCCGAAGTCGGGCTCCTCGGTCTATTTGCGGATGGTCCCGCAGGATCCGGTCTCGATCATCGCGGTCCTCGCGACCGCAGCCGCGCCAGCGATCACGACGGCAATCGGGTTCACCGCCGGAACGCTCGCGGCCTCTATCGCGGGCGCGGCGATCGCGATGGCGATTACTTATGCCGCCTCGGCGTTGATTGCACCACGCACGCGACCGAGCGGCAACGCAGGGCGTGCCGAGAGCCCGCATTACGCGATCAGCGCAGCGCGCAACGGGATCTCGCCCTTTCAGACCGTCCCCGTCGTGCTCGGGACGCACCGGATGGTCCCGCCTTACGGCGCGGCACCTTACACCGAGATCGACGGGAATAATCAATTCCTGCGCTTCGTTCTGATCTGGGGTTATGGCCCGGTTTCTGTCTCGCAGATCAAGATCGGAAATACTCCTCTTGAGGATTATACCGACGTCGATGTCGAGCACGATTTCGCTGGCAGTGCGTCGACGCTCGGGCTCTATCCCGGAGACGCTTCGCAGGAAGATCTCTCGATCCGCATGACGACGAGCTTCGTATCGCGGACGACCGCGCTCAACACCACAGAAATCGGTCTCACAATTACGTTCCCGACGGGGCTGTTCTTAAACACCCCGGAGGGGCGACAGAACGCTTCGGTGCGCATCGTCGGTCAATATAGGCTTGTCGGCGCTGGCTCGTGGACTTCGTGGTTCGATCGGACATACACGGACGACACCGCACAAGTGAAGCGCGTCTCGCAACGCCAAACTGGATTGGCCTCGGGGCAATATGAGGTGCAAGTCCGGCGCACTTCGGCAGAGCAAAATCTCTCGAACGAGACGATCTTGGATCGAGCAGATTGGACAGATCTGCGCTCGTTCAATACCAACACGCAACCCGTGCTCTTGCCGGGCATCGCGAAAAGCGCGTTCAGGATCAAGGCGACCGACCAGCTCAACGGCGTCGTCGATCAGCTCAACGCGGTCGTCTCGCTCCTGATCCCGACGTGGAACGGCTCGGCGTGGACGACAGCGACCAGCGCGACCTCGAACCCGGCCGCGATCTTCCGCTATGTCCTCATGGGCGCGCCGAACAAGAAGCCTGTCGCGGCGGCGAACATCAACGACGCCGCTCTCGGCGCGTGGTTCACCTTCTGCCAGACGAACGGCTTCGCCTTCGATCAGGTGATCGACTTCCAGCTCTCGGTCCGGGATCTCTTGCAGGACGTGGCGAACGCGGGCAAGGCGAGCCCGGCCTATGTCGATGACAAATGGACCGTCGTCATCGAGCAGCCGCGCTCGACCGTCGTCCAGCACTTCACGCCGCGCAACACCCGCAACTTCTCCGGGCGGATCCTCTACAACGAGATCCCAGACGCGCTGCGGATCCGGTTCTTTAATCGAAACGCAGACTATCGCGAGGACGAGCGCGTCGTCTACGACGACGGCTTCAACGAGGCGAACGCGACGAACTTTCAGGTGATCGACCTTCCCGGACAGACGAACCCGGACAACGTCTACAAGCTCGGGAGGCATTACATCGCCTCGGCGCGCCTTCGGCCGGAGATCTTCACGTTCGAGGTGGACATCGAGCATCTCGTCGCGCTGCGCGGCGACTTGTGCAGGCTCACGCACGACGTGCCGGGGATCGGCCAGATGTCCGGGCGCGTTGTCTCGCGCTCGACGAACACGATCGTCCTCGACGAGCCGGTGACGCGGGAGGCGGGAAAGGTCTACACGCTGCGCGTCCGGGTGACCACCACCGGCGCGACGCTCGCGCTCACGGTCGCGGCGTCCTCGACGACCGTCACGAGCGACACCGTGACCGTCACGAGCGGCGGAGCGTCGGTCAACGTCGGCGATCTCTACCAGTTCGGCGAGCAGAACATCGAGAGCCTCGAGGTGCTGGTCGCGGCGATCGAATACATCGACGACCTCGCGGCAAGCGTGACGTGCGTCCCTTACTCCCCGGCGGTCTATAACTCGGCCGCGACGATCCCGCCTTACACGACAGTGCTATCTGCTCCGGTTTCGGCATCGTTTATCGGACCACCGATCCCGAAGATCTCGCAGGTGATCTCGGACGAAACCGCCCTGCAAGTCACCTCGAGCGGTGCGGTCGTTCCCTCGATCTTCCTCTATGTGCAGCCCGGCAAGACCGCCAAGACCAACGACGGCACCGTGACCCGGACGGCGTTCTTCCAAGCGCGCTTTCGGAGATCCGGCTCAGAAGATCCGTTTACTTACATGCCTTACAGCGCAGTCGATACTCAATACGTCCAGATCTTCCCGGTCGAAAGCGGCATCAACTACGACATCGGCGTGCGAGCGATCGGGCCGGACGAGGCGACGACGAGCGCCTTCGCCGAAATTGCGAACCACCAAGTGATCGGCGCGAGCGCCAAGCCGCCGCAGGTCGACACCTTCTCGCTCAACACGATCGGGGAGCACACCTACGTCGAATGGACCTACCCGTCGATCGCGGTTGACGTGATCGGCTACGAGATCCGCTATTCGGCAGACCAAAACAATACCGCATGGACATCGATGACCGTTCTCTCGGACGCGATCCCGCGCGAGGCGCGCTCGTTCACCGTTCCGAGCCGCTCTGGATCCTATGGCATCAAGGCGATTGATTTCCTCGGAAACCGCTCGGCCTTGGCGATCTTTATCAACGCCTCGCTCGAAGACCCGGCCGCGCAGAACGTGATCGAGACGCTCACGCAAGAGCCGAGCTGGACGGGCACGAAGACCGACGTCGATGTAAACGGCGCGGTCATCCAGCTCTCGAGCACAAACTACATGGCAAGCTGGGCGACGCTCGCATCGGTCCCGATCATCGGGTTTACGGCCGAGACGGGTTACGAGGCGACGGGCTTCTATGAGTTCGGGGAGACGGACCTCGGCGAGGTCTACTCCTCGCGCGTGATCGTCAACGCCGTCGTCTCGACGTCCGGAGGTCTCTCGACGATGGCCGGGTGGCTCACACTTGCGGGCATTTCCGATCTAACAGGCAATGACACCGGTGACGAGGTGACGGTCGAGCTGCAAGTAAACTACTCGATCGTGGACAGCGCGACGCCGGTCTATCAGGGGTGGCGGCGCTTCGTCGTCGGGGATTACACGGCGCGCCACCTCAAGTTCCGCGCTGTCTTGACGACCCGGTTCTCGACGATCACGCCGATTATCAGCGGCTTGACCGCCGTCATCGACATGCCGGATCGCGTCGATTATGGGAACGACCTCGTCACCGGCGCGGGCACTTACTCGGTCGCGTTCTCCCCGTGGTTCAAGGAGCTCAGATCTGTTACTATCGCCGCGCAGAATATGGCGACCGGGGACTTTTACACGATTTCGGGCAAGACGCGCACCGGCTTCGATGTTACATTCCGCAACAGCGCCGGGACGGCGATCAGTCGATCCTTCGACTATCAGGCGATCGGCTACGGCAGAGAGAGGGCTACCTAATGGCGCAGTATAGTTTCGGGACGATCGACCCGAACACCAAGAGCGGGACCGCGCTCGCGACAGATCTGAACTCATGGCGGGACGCCGTCAACTCGACGCACTCGGGATCGACAGCGCCGAGCTACGTCACGAGCTCGATGCTCTGGTCGGACACGACCTCGGCGAACTTCGAGCTCAAGATGTATGACGGCGCGCAATGGATCCCGGTCGCGGTGCTCGATGCGACGAACAACGTCGCTCGGGTCGCGGTCGACAGCGCGGAGACGAGCTACATCACCTCGACGACCGCAGGGCAGATCCGCCATGTGATCGCGAACACGACCGTCGCGACGATGCGATCCACCGGCTTGCAGTTCAACATTGCCGCGCCGGTGATCTCGGACAGCAACGCGAACGAGCTGCTCTCGTTCACGACGGTCGCGAGCGCGGTGAACCACATCGACATCGCGAACGCTGCGACCGGGGGCCGACCGACGATCTCGACGATCGGAAGCGACACGAACATCGATCTGTTCATCACGGCCAAGGGAACGGGCATCGTCTACGCCTACTCGGAGACGGCCGCGACGAACACCGTGATCGATGTCGCGCGCCTCGAGAGCCGCAGCACCGGGACACCGGCGGCGGGCATCGGCGCGGGCCTCCTGTTCGCGGTCGAGACGGCCGCAAATAACTTCGAGATCGGCGCGCGCATCGAGGCGATCACGACCGACGTCACAGGGGCCTCGGAGGACTTCGACCTCGTTTTCAAGACGATGGCCGCAGGCGCGGCAGCGGCCGAGAGGATGCGGATCGGCTCGACCGGTCTCGTCAACGTCACCTCGCTTGCGATCGGGGGGACGACAATTACCTCAACGGCCGCAGAGCTGAACTTTATGGACGGGGTCACCTCGAACGTCCAAACCCAGCTCAATGCGAAGGCGAACCTCGCGTCGCCGACGTTCACGGGCGTCCCGGCCGCGCCGACAGCAGCGGTCGGGACCAACACAACTCAGCTTGCAACGACCGCCTTTGTCGGAGCGGAGATCGCGGCAGATCTTGCAGGGCTCGCCGCTGGGGCAGTCGGAAGCTACGCGTTCTTGAGAGACCAATCCAATAACGCAGACACCGCCTTTGGAACCACGTTGGCTGGCAGCAATTTATTCCCCGCAGGTTTACGGGCTCTCACCACCGGTACTCCTACAATAGTTGAGGAAGCCACCGCCGTATCAGGCACATGGCGCTGCATGGGTTTCTCTGACTACCTAAGTATTGGTCCCCAACGACCGGTAACCCTCTGGCTAAGGATTTCGTGATGAACTATCGCAACGCAAAACGCCTCGCAAACGGTTGGATCGACTGCGAGATTGAGCATCCCGATCACGGATGGATACCCTTTACTTGCGACCCCAGCGATACCGGCGCGCAGCTCGACGTGGCCGCGCTTCACGCTCAGATGGACGCAGACCCGGAGACCGCAGCCTATGTTCCGCCCACGCAGGCAGAGCTTGACGCCGCAGCCGCGGATGCTGTTCGTGCAGAACGGGACTACAAGCTGGCGTTCGAGGTTGACCCCGTGGTGACTAACCCGCTCCGTTGGGCCGACCTGACCGCAGAGACGCAGGCTGAATGGGCGACTTACCGCCGCGCACTTCTCGACATCACGACGCAGGCTGGCTTCCCGCACAGCGTGGTCTGGCCCACAAAGCCGGAGTAAGACATGACCCCGGAAACGCTTTGGAGCCTCGTTCTCAGCGGCGCGCTCGGCCTCGTAGGCTGGATCCTCAAGTCGCACGTCGACGAGCTGAAACGCTTGCAGATCCTGCTCAACCGCACCCGCGAGGAAGTAGCCCGTGACTACGTTACGCGCGCCGACATGCACGCCGACATCAACCGCGTCCTCGTCCGGCTCGACAACCTCGACAAGAAGATCGACGAGCTGATGCGGAGCTTGGCAAAATGAGGCTTGCGCTCCTGCTCTTGGTCGCGGGCTGCGGGCCTGTGACGGTCTCCTCGGTGGCCTACACCACCGCTTGCCCGAAGGGGGACGCGCAATGCGAGATCCGGCAGAACGCAGAAACGCTCTACTACATGGCAATGCCGGACGCAGCGAACGAGCTGCTCTGCTCGGGCGATACGCGCGACGTCATGGGGGCGCTCTGCTCGGTCTACTGATGGCCTTGCCGGTGTCCGCGCAGGTCACCGGCGACCTCAACACAAACAGCGGCAACACGAACTCGACGATCGACAGCGGCAACGTCTCAAGCACCGAGACGCGGAACTATAACGGCGCGGGGAGCGCGCCGTTCTCGACGCCGGTCCCGACGGCCGCAGCTCCGACGGTCATGGGCGGGGGCGGGAACGATAGCTGTCTGATCCCGACGCAGAGCGCCTTCCAGATCAGCATCCTTGGTCGCGCCAAGGGCAGCATGGAACAAGATCCCGAATGTAACCGGCGCAAGGACGCCCGTCTCCTCGGCACGCCGCAAGAGCAGGGGGGGCTCGGTCTACAGGTCTCCGGGATCTCGATCATGTGCGACAGCCCGGACGTCTTCCGCGCGATGGCGCTCGCGAGCACGCCGTGCCCGATCTACTCGATCGAGAGCGGCAAGCTCCTCGTTGGGCGCGACGCCTACATGGCGATGCGTTCCCAGCCCTCGATTTATGTGATAGGGTATGCCAGCGACCCAGCCTTCTGGGACGCGTTCCTGATGATGGGCGAGGAGCTCCCAGATGTCCTACCTCAAGAGAATAGCGGTCCTCTTTTGTCTGAACGCTTCCGTCGTTCACGCAGACCCGACGATGACGGCTCTACAGGGATCAGCTCAGACAATCCTTGACCAGCTCTCCGCGTCGCAGGATCTGACCGCAGGCGCGGTCTACAGCGCCGGGCAGGGCGACATCCTCGCGCCCGGCGTGATGCAGGACGCCGCGATCACCGAGCAGATGCGGGTGGACTATAACGCCGACATTCAGGACGTCATCGACGCGACCTATTACGACGCGCAGATGCTGTTCGAGGATCAGCACGATCAAGCGATGGCGAACCTCGACACGGCGGTCGACAACCTCGTCGCCGCGACGCTCGTCCTGATGGAAGTGCAAGCGGTCGCGAACATGGCCGCGAACGCCGACACCGTGCAGGAGCAGCTCGCCTTTCAGTCGATCCTCTCGAGCAACGACATGACGATCAGCGCGGGCGATGTCAGTTCCTACAACTCGGCCCTCGGCGCAGTGCAGACCTACGCTCGAGAGGCGGGCGCGTTTCTCGCTGCGTCGCGGAACATCTCGCTCACCGATCAGACTAACGCCTTCGCGGCCAACAGCGGAACGAGCCTCTACGGCGCGAACGTGGCTTACAGCGCGACGGCCGACATCATCAACATCTCGGCCGGATCCGCGTTCGGGGTCGGCTTCCAAGGCTTCCTCACCTCGAACGTCGTGACGCTCGAGGAGGTCTACGCCGCCGGGTATGGCTCTTGAGCGAGGAGCCCGAAGCCAACGGCCTGCGGATAGCAGGGATCGACGTCAAGGGCTGGTGGCTCGCCGCCGCCCTTCCCGCGCTCTCGGGGATCAGCGGCGCGGTCTACGTCGGCTATGACACCGTCAACCGCTTCTGGGCCGTCGAGGAGAGCGTCGAGGGCGTGCTGGGCGTCGAGAGCCGCGTCCAGACCCTCGAGCAGGCGATCCAAGACAATGACGTTCGCGGGCTCGCGCCGAAGCTCTCCTCGATCTCGACGCAGATGGGCACGATCCTCGAGCAGCAAAAGGAGCTTCTCGAGCTGCGCTCGCTGGTCGAGAAGTCGGACGCGGTGACGAGCGGGCTCGCTGGCAAGCTCGAGAAATACGACGCGGAGATCGAGGATCTCTGGAAGGCAATGGACGATCTGGTAAGGAACCCCATGAGATGATCGAGAAACTAGTCTGGGTGGCTTTCATCGCCGCGATCGCCGGGATCTTCTACCTGTCCGGGGACGGCTTCTACCGTTATCCCTGCATGGATCCGGCGAAGGTCGAGACGCCGCAATGCAAACCGCCGATCTGTTCGGCAACCCGGACGTGCCCGTCCGATCTCACAGGAGGCTCAGCCTATGTCACGCAATAAGAACGACCCGGAAATGCTCGAGGCGCGCCTGCGCTATTTCATCGGCTGCTCGCTGGTCGTGATCCTCGGGGGCACGATCTTCGCGGTGCTCTACTCGCTGGTCTTTATCACGCAGCCGCTCGAGGTCTCGCCGAACGACCAGAAATTCTTTGAGCTCCTCACCCCGCTCGCCTCGTTCATCGTCGGCGCGCTGGGCGGCGTGATGGCGGCAGGCAACAACCGCAGCAAAGGCGGCAACGATGACGAGCCGCCGAGACAGGAGATCCAAGAATGATCGGGATGAAGCTGGTCGGCGCGCTCGTCGGGCGCAAGGTGAAAGAGAAGGCGGTCGAGGCCGTCCTCGATAAGGTGGATCTGCCAGCTCCGATCGAGAAGGCGATCGAGGCGTCCGTCACCGGCTCCCCTTTGGGCATGCTGGGCAAGCTCGGGAAGGTCTTAAAGAAATGATGCTCCGGGTCGCAGCCGCGCTCGTCGTCCTCGCGGCTCCCGCGCTTGCGGAGCAATACAAGATCAACCGCGTGATCGACGGCGACACCGTCGAGATCGCGGTCGACTTCTTGCCGGATCCGCTCCCGCCGAAGCTCTCGATCCGCGTCCTCGGGATCGACACGCCGGAGAAGGCACCGCGCGCTCAGTGCGAGGCGGAGGCCAAGAAGGCGGCGGAGGCGAGCGCGTTCACTAAGAGCGCGGTCGCGATGGCGCAGAGCGTCGAGATCCAGATCGAGAAGTGGGACAAATACGGCGGGCGCGTCCTCGGGCACGTCCTCCTCGACGGGCACAGCCTGTCCGAGATGCTGATCGGCGCGGGCCTCGCCCGGCCTTACAAAGGCGAGGCTAAGACCTCTTGGTGCGAATAGGAGATAGAACATGAGCCTTTTGACCGAAGCCCAGCTCGCGGCGATGATCCCGACGAACAAGGAGATCCCCGGTTGGTGCGCCGCGCTGAACGAGATGCTCCCGAAGTATGAGATCACGACCGACCGGCGGATCGCCGGGTTCGTGGCTCAGTGCGCGCACGAGAGCGCGGACTTCAAGCTCCTCGAGGAGAACCTCAACTATCGCGAGGCGACGCTCCTGAAGGTCTTCCCGCGCTATTTCGGGCCGGGCAAGCAGAGCCCGGCCGAGTATGCGGGCAAGCCCGAGAAGATCGCGAACTATGTCTACATGGACAAACACCGCTCGGCCGGTGGCGCGCTCGGCAATGTGAACGAGGGAGACGGGTGGCTGTTCCGGGGCAAGGGGCTCAAGCAGGTCACCGGCCGGGCAAATCACGCGGCCTTTGGCAAGACGATCGGCATGACCGCAGAGCAGGCGGCAGAGTATCTCCTCACCAAGAAAGGCGCGCTCGAGAGCGCGCTCTGGTTCTGGGGATCTCGGAACCTGAACGCGGTCGCGGACACCGGCGACGTCGTGAAGCTCACGAAGATCATCAACGGGGGCGACATCGGCCTCGCCGATCGCCAAGCACGCTATGCGAAGGCGATGGCGGTCCTCGGGGGTAAGGTCGACGCTCCCGCGCCGACTTCGGCCTCTGCGGCCGCTCCTGCGGCGTCTGCGACGCTCCGCGTCGGATCGAAGGGGGATCTGGTGGAGCGCGTGCAGAAGGCGCTCGGGATCGCTGCGGACGGGGACTTCGGTCCCGGCACCGAGCGCGCGGTCAAGGCGTGGCAACAGGCGAACGGCTTGACAGCGGACGGGATCGTCGGCCCGAAGACGCTCGAGAAGCTGATCGGCTGACGAAGAAGGCCCTCGGGGTTATCCCCGGGGGCCAGATCTTAGTGCGCGACGAGGACGATGGAGGTGACATGCCTCGTCGCGCGGCGCGCGTTACAAAGCCACCGCGTGCTGGGCGGTCACTCTATACCACGCAGCCAACGATCCACCAACGGCAGAAAGCCGTGATCCGGCCCGTGCTTCTCGACCCACGACGCCTTGCCGTTATGGATCGCTTCCGGCCCGTCTTGGTGATGGGGTTTGCAAAGTGGGATCACGTCGTAATCGCTCGATTTCTCCTGCCCGTATCGGTCGCAGATTATGTGGTGCGCGTCTGATGGTCCGGGCTTTCGGCAGATAACGCAGGGCAACAACTTGACGCGGGCAATGTGTGCCCGCGCCTTATTTGTGCCTCTTTCTGGCTTTGGCTTCTTTAGACCAAGCGGCCCTCGGCCGGTCAGGTTCACGTCCAGCGCTCCCAAAGATGGCACTCGCGATTGGTCCGCTTCGCGAGCTCGTAAAGATCCGACACCCGAGACTTGGACTTCCGCGCGCTATTGATCGCCTTTTGGATCCGGTCCCGGTCGGCGTAGAGTTCGACCAACCGGCGTTTGGCGATCGGGCGCATGATCGGGATCAAAAGCCACCGCATCAATCCATCCCCAAGGCGGCGCGATACATGCTCTCAATCGCCTCCTCCTCTGCGATGTCGTCGGCGCGCTTCTTACGCAGCGCCACGATCTTGCGGATCGTCTTGGTGCAGTATCCGCGGCCCTTCGCCTCGGAATAGATCTCTTTGCGCGCCTCGGTCTCGTCGGCGATCGCCGCGTTTTGGGTCTCGATCCGCTCGATGAACTGAAGCAGCTCCTCGGCGGTTACTTCGTATGCGTCGGCCATTTACATTCTCCTCGGTGGTTCTTGTGGCAATACCGCGATGACGTCGCGGCCCGTTTCAGTCACGCGCCAGTGGTGCCCTTGCGTCGCCACGGCAAAGGGCAGATCCTCGGGCGGATCTGCGCGTTCGATCCAGCCGCACTCCTCGAGGCTGAAAAGCGACGCTCCGTGCACGTCGGCCTCCCCAGCGGTAAAGACCCGGTCTTGGAACGGCTCGAGCTTCTTGATGGTCCTCCACCGGACCACAGTCAATTTCGGTTTCATGCTTCCTCCTTTTCGCTCCATTGGATCCCGTGGCGGGCTCCATATTCATAAATCAACTCGATCAGGTCGCTCATCTGCGCCTTCGAGAGTTTCGAGGATCTGAACCCAAGCGGGAACGGACCCGCGCCGTCTAGGCCTTCGGCAAACTGCACTTGATGCCCGAGGGAGTGCATGAACGCCGACTTCCATGTTTCCGGTGTCCATTTGCGACCTTCCGGCCTCGCAAGAGCGACATCGGTAAGCATCGCCCACATCTTTGCGTTTTGGTCGGCCGTTCGATCGCCGCCGATAATCTGGACCGTCGAATAATCCGGCGCTGCGTCGATTAGCTGGTGCGCATAAGCGCGTTGGCGCAGGCCGGTCAGTCTGACCCGGTAAGGCATCACCCGCCTCCCTGCATCGTCCAGTGATCGATCATCACCGAGCGAACCAGCTCGCGCGAAAGCTCGAGCTCGATCGCCGTTTTGCTTACGGTCAGGCTTGCCTCCATCTTGGCAAGCCCTCCGCCCTCGCGCTCGATCCGCTCGAAGGTCTCGACGATCTTCTTGCGATCCATCAGAAGGCCTCCTTTTCGGTCCAGCGACGCACACCGGCAATCTCGGCGTCCTTGTGGTTTTTAGCGACGTATGCCTCGATAAAGGCGGTCATTGCTTCCCGGTCGTTCTGCGCGATCCAATGCAGCGCCGCGCGATGGTCCTCGATCTCGTAAAGGTGAACCGTCCGCATCCCCTTCACTTTGTCTTTTTGCTTTGCGCTCGCCTCCTCGGCCGCGCGCTGCGCGAGAGCCGCCTTTTCCGCAGCATCTCGCTGCGCCTCGATGTCCGACGCTTTGGCGGAGAGAGCCGCTTCCTCGGCCGCTTTTCGCGCCTTTTCGGCGGCTTCCCAAGCCGCGCGCTTCTCCGCCTCTTTCTTGGCGGCGAGGGCGCGCTTGAAGGGATCCTGCGCCGCAACGATCCCCTTGGAGATCCTCTCGAGGTCGTCCTGCGTTGGCTTCCAGCGCGCGATCTCGGCCTTCCATGCTTCGTGCAGCGGCTTGGTCGCTTCGTCGCGAGCGGCGTTCAGCTCTTTGATCGCGGTCTTGATCGTCTTGAGGAGTTCGTCCGTCGCGCGGAGCTGCTCCTCGTTTTCGATCGGCTGGCCGTCGAGCCAGTTCTGCGCTTCCTCGATCGCGTCGCCGAACGGGTCGAGCGCGGTGTCGATCGGGTCGGGCGGGTTGTTGTGGCCTATCGTGCTCATTTGTTCCTCCGGTTTCGGTTGCGAGATCCCCTAGTAGGGGATCTCGTCATCAAGGATCGGCTTGCTGAGGCTGGCCTTCGCCGCGTCCTTTGCGGCGATCACGAGCTCGTGCGCCGCGACGGCCGATGGCACGTTTTTCCAGCGAGCCTTGAGGTCGTCCAGACTTTCGGCGTCGCCGAGGTAAGAGATCGCCTTCCCGACTGCCTCCGCGCTCGGGCCTTGTGGCTTCTCGGCTTCGCGTTTTGGAGCCGCTGCCGAAGCGGCGTTGCCGTCGTCGTCCTCGGGCGCGATCCCGGCCATTGCCATGAGCCCGTATCTCCGGGCGTAGGTGACGGCGGATCCAAACCCTTGCATGTCGTTCTTGCCGAGGATCAGCGGGACGCGGCAGGCGAGCTGCTCGCCGCTTTCTCCGTGGATCAAGATCGTCTCCACAAAGCTACCGTGCTCGTCGGTGCCGGTGGGCTGGATCAAAGCAATTCCGGCCTCGTTCAGTGCCGGAAGGCAGGCGTCCATCACGTTGCCGAGATCCGCGTATTTGCTGCGAAAGTGCGGGTTGTTGGCCTGCTTGAGTGCCTTGCCCATGTTCGCCTGCGCTTTAGCGAGAGCTGTTGCTATTCCCTTCATTTTACCACCCCAGCCCGTGCCCGATCACGAGCGCGCCATAACCCACCCCAAACAAAGCCGCCGCGCCGATCGCGTCCGCGATGATGTCCCTAATCCGCATTGTCGTTCCTCCGGTTGTTGGCGCGAGCGTTATTGCCCTATATGCGCCGGTTTCGTTCATTCCCAATCAAGCCCGTCGGAGAGCCCGAGAATTGCGTCTTGTAGTTCTTTCGGCAGATACGCGAGGTGCTTGACCTGAACACCAAGGATCTCGATCGAGGCAACCCGGATCGAAGTGGGGTCGATCTCCTCCCAAACCGGGGAACCGGGCACACCGTAGTCGGTGCGCTCGGTCTCGGCGGTGAAGGAGACCTCGATCTCCTCCCCTCGGTATGTGGCTGATGCGGTCATGCTGCCACCCATTCTAATCTCGTTTCGCCGCCGCACGTTTCGCAAATCACGGCATCAAACAAAGAGGAAAGCTCCCAACGTTGCTCGTCTTTGTTCCACGCGGCATAGGCGTCCATCAAAACCTCTGAGCCTTTGCAGTATTTGCAAACAGGGTTTTCTTTTTCGGTGTGGTTCATGCTGCGACCCTCTCGCGCAAGGCCCGCACACGCTCCGTTGCATCCGCCATCGTTTCTGCAATCTCAATCGTGCCGCGCTCGTCGGCCAGCACGATGAACGTATCGCCAAAGCGCGAGGCGCGTTCGATCATCCGAAGCGTGCCGTGCTCGTCGGCCAAAGCAATTGCGAGGCAAGAAGAAGAAAGAGAAAAAGCCATCAGAACCTCCCGTGTCCGTGCGCTGCTCGGCGGGTTTGCCGCGCTTTGCGCTGTGTTTCTTGTGACTTTTTTCTAGCTTGGTTCCGTGTCGATTGAAAGCGAAATCTTGCGATGGACGCAAGAAAAGCGCCGGGATAAGATATGGCATGGAAAACAAACCCGCCCGCATCGCCCTCGCGGATCACATCCGGTCTATGGGCTTGAAAAAACAGGACTTCGCAAAGATCGTCGGGGTTCGCAGCGATCATCTTTCCCGGTGGCTCTCCGGGACCGTCCGGCCCGAACGGCCGACGCGGAAGTATATCGCCTTCATTACGAACGGATCCGTCGGCGAGGACGATTGGGAATGAAGATTGTGCCCAGCGGGTTCCGGCGCGGATCAAAGAATAAATATGGCGCGAAGCCGACGCAGATCGGGGACATCACGTTCGACAGCAAGCTCGAAGCCCAGCGATGGTGCGAGCTCCAACTCCTCGAGCGGGGCCGGGAGATCTCGGATCTTCGGCGGCAGGTGGCGATCGAGCTCCTGGGTCAGTTTCGCCCGCTATTCACGCGCACCGGGCGCAAGATGAAGCTAACGTTCGACTTCGCCTATATCGAGGACGGCGTGCAGATCTATGAAGATGCTAAGGGGATGCCGACGCGCGACTATGAGGTCCGCGTGGCCGTGGCCCGCGCGATGGGTCTCGAGATCCGCGAGGTGACAAAAACAAAGCTGGAACCGACCGGCAGACGAAGGTAAAGTATCGGTGCGGGGAGCGTTCTGGCAGGCGCTCGACCCGCACCAATGCCGCAGCGGGGGAGAAACCGCTGATCTCGGCAAAGCGCATGGAAGGGATGCGCTGCTCGCAAGATAGCATTGCGGGTGGTGTCTCCACAACAATAAAGGAGGTGCCAAGATGCACAGTTTCGATCCACAGATAGCAGCGCGCGTCGGCGTCAATGCTGCCGTGCTTTATCAGAATATAGTCTGGTGGTGCGCTAAGAACGCCGCGAACAGACATAACCAGCACGACGGCAGGTTCTGGACCTACAACAGCGTCAAGGCATGGGCAGAGCTCTTTCCGTATCTCTCAGCGAAACAGATCAGATCTTCGCTCGATCGGCTGGAGGAGGAGAAGCTGATTTTGTCAGGATGCTTTAACGCCTCGGCCTATGATCGGACCAAATGGTATTGCCCAGAGACGCAACCCGATTTGCCCATAAAGGCAAATGAAGTTGACCTACTGGGCGAACCAATACCAGATATTAACCCAGATATAAAACCAGATCTTAAAACACGAGGGGAGCAGATCCAGATCTCGGCGACGTTATCGCTTTGGGCTTCTCCAGAGGCCGTTGCGAGCTTCATCGCTTATCGCAAGCGGTCTAAGGCAAAGGCGCTGACCGTCACCGCAGCCAAGAGGCTAGCGGCAAACCTTCAGGAAATATTCAACGCCGGTGGAGATACGGATGACGCACTTGGTCTCGCAGAAGAACGCGGTTGGCAATCAATCAAGCCGGAGTGGTATTTCAACGACAAGCAGCGAGCTCAGCGAGGAGCAGATCGACAAGGGTCTGGAATGGCTGCGGCGTTTGCCGCAGTTGCCGCGCGATCAACTCCCCGCGAAGGTTGACGTCGAGCGCGTCTCGGGCAGGCTGCTCGTGCCAACGGATCCCGTTTGGTGCCTTGCCCGCGTCGCAGCCCTTCTCCTGCCATACTACGAGAAGGACACGCCGCAGGCCGTGCGCGAGATGGAGGCCGAGGATTGGCGCGAGGCGCTGGGCGAGTTCCCACGCTGGGCGATCGAGCGAGCCGTTCGCTGGTGGAAAAGCGACGCAAACCCAGATCGGCGAAAGCGGCCGCTCGAGGGCGATATTGCCGCTCGATGCCGTGTCGAGATGAACGGCGTGCCATCGGCCGTCCAGATGCTCGAGCTTCGTCGCAATGGCCGAGACTTCTCGACGCCGCAGCTCCCGCGCGAGAGGATCTCGGCAGAACGCGCGGCCGAGATCTTGGCCGAGGCAGGATTATCGCCGCAAAGGATGCCGCAAGAATGAGATTGATCTCATGCCATCTGCGTGGCATTGTGTGAGCATGAGAAAGCACATCAAAAACAAATATGCTCGCTTTTTGGCCAAGGTTTCCGTGCGGGACTTTGCGTCGGATGAGTGCTGGCAGTGGACTGGGGCCACAAAGGGCAATGGATATGGCCACCTCACACTTGAAAGGAAAAGTGTTCCGGCACACCGGGCCGCTTATATGCTTTTCGTCGGTGAAATTCATGAAGGTTCTGACGTTTGCCACACATGCGATAATCGATCGTGTGTGAACCCAGATCACCTTTTCATCGGAACCAGAAAACAGAACATGGAAGACATGTCCGCCAAGGGGCGTGGCGCTGGCGGCGTTCGGAAGCACCTTACGGAAGCAATTGTGCAGGAGATCAGGCTTCGGCTTGCCTCAGGTCACAGCCCTCGGAAAATCGCAAACTCAATGCGCGTCAACTATTCAACTGTTGTCGCCATCAAAGCAGGGAGGTCCTATGTCGGGATCAGTAAATAAAGTTACAATCCTCGGAAACCTCGGGCGCGATCCAGAGGTTAGGTCATTTCAAAACGGCGGAAAGGTTTGCAACCTGCGCGTGGCGACCAGCGAAACTTGGCGCGACAAGCAGTCCGGCGAACGCAAAGAGCGTGTCGAATGGCATAGCGTTTCGATCATGGTCGAAGGCCTAGTGAAGATCGCGGAGCAGTATCTTCGCAAGGGGTCTAAGGTCTATATCGAGGGCCAACTTGAAACCCGCAAGTGGCAGGATCAGTCTGGCTCAGATCGCTACAGCACCGAGATTGTGCTTCGTCCTTTCAACGGATCTCTGGTGCTTCTCGATAAGCGCGAAGGCGATGGTGGATCGCGTGACGAGCAGGCTAGTGAATATGACCAACCCGCGCCGCGCAATGATCTCGACGATGAGATCCCGTTCTGATGGCGCAGATCGACATCACAAAGCAGCGCACGGGCATGTTCGTTCATGCCCTTGCGGATGCCCAGCCGGGCGACGAGATCATCTATCACGTCGGCGAATATGCGGGCGGGTGCCACAAGCACGACGCGGCCGCAGCGGCGGAGGCAAAGCTCTGCCTGCTTTACCAGCGCCGAGCTGGAAAGCTCTTTGCCTATATCGCCCGGAAGCCGCTCAAATGAAAGCGTGGCGCGAGGGAGACGCGATCGGTGTTGGCGAGGTTTACTTGCCAACGCAGAAGATCCGGGACGCCTATGGCAAGGCGTGCCGGGATGCGCAAATCGACAGCGCAGCGGCTCATGCGATCGAGCTCTCGACGCTCGCGGCGCGACGGGAGTTTATCGAAACCTATCCGGCGGCTCGGCGCGACGCGCTCAAAGCCCGGATCAAAATTCTTTGGGAGAAGAAAAATGTGGCTACTTCGTAAGAAGCATGAGGAGCTGCCGCACAGAGACGTGCAGGCAGAGGCGGCACTGGCGATCAACAACGCGGCGCAGGTTCTGCCAGCAGGGCGTTTCATGGCCCTCGTTTACTGGGCCATCGTGGAGAATCGCCAGATCAGCGTCGAGGACATCGACGCGCTGGCCAACCGCCTGTCGCGGGCGGCTTGGGAACGGGGGCGGAAATGACCTGCCCACCCTGCACACACGACTGCAACCAAGGCCGAGATTGCCCACTGAGGAGGCCGAAATGAATGACGAAGAACTGGTGAAGCGGCTGCGAAGGTATGCAAAGGATCAGGGTGGCTGGCATAACATTGACGACACTTGCGAAGAGGCCGCCGACCGCATCGAAGCCCTGACCGCCGAGCGTGACGATCATTGGAAGTCGTTTGTGCATTGGCGGAAAGAAGCGGACGACCGCGCCGAGCAACTCGAAGCCGCCCGTGCTGACGCCAAGGAGGCCGAGGCATATGCGGAGGAGTTGGAGAAGGAAAACGAGAGACTTCGTCGCACGATAGGTGCAGCAGGTAAACTTGGCCGTATCATCGGTTTCCTTGGCGACGATGAGGAACGCATTGCCGCTTTTCTGGAAGCCTGCGGACCTGAACTAATCAATAGCGCCCGCGTCACGCTGGCCGAGATTGAGGGAGGGAAGGGATGAGTGCCTTGACCACCTTCGACCGAGAGATACTGAGAGAGATTGCCGATCCGGGTTCTGTCGGTGGCCTGAGTTGGGGCGCTGCGATGGGCGTGTCCCTTGAGTGGCTGCAGGGCCACGGCTACGTCACCAGAGGACCGTTCCCGCAGATCACGGACAAGGGCCGCACCACGCTGGCCGAGATTGAGGGAGAGAAGGGATGAGCAGTCTAAAACTATACAGAACGACCAAAGGCGAGATGGAGCGAATTTTGTGCGACATCACCTATCCGCATCCTGTCTACTTCGACCGACCTTCTAAGCGGCTTGCAAAGCATGATCTCAAGGCAATGCTGCACGAGCGGGCGGAGGAGGCCAAACGCATCATTGATATGATGGAGCGCATGGCCGAGGCTAATGTCGAGAACGCGAGGCTTCGAGATTATATCAACGCTCTGCATGACTTTCACAACGCGTTTGGTTTTTTCACTACGGAAGCGCCCGGCAGGCCGCATCTATGGGAGGTGTAAGCGATGCCAAAATATCTTACCGAGAACGACGTGGCTTCCATGCTCCTCGAGCTGGCCAGAAATCGAACGCAGGCTGCGCTTGCCGAGGAGATCGGAGTTTCTCGCAGCTTTCTAAACGAGGTCATTCGAGGAAATCGCGCGCCCACCGGCGAGATCCTCCGCTTTCTCAACCTGCACCGGAAGGTGATTTATATCAGCTTGGAGCCGACAAAATGAATGATTACCGCGTCGTCGGGATCCACCCGATCTATCGCTCCGGCTCCGTCCGGCGCTGGCACGCAAACCCAGACGTCCCGGCCCAGACACTCGCCGACCATCAAGGCCGCGTCGCGCAGATCATCTTCTTCTTCTGGCCGGATGCTTCTGTGGATCTAATCTACGCCGCGCTGCACCACGATTGCGGAGAGCTTTACGTCGGGGACGTTCCGGGACCGATCAAGGAGCAAAACTCCGCTTTGGCTTTCACCGTGTCGCAGGCGGAAAAACATGCCAGAGCAAAGATGGAGATCCGCCCGATCGACGGCCGCGACCATCGCTTGCGGTTCGCCGATCATCTCGAGGCCTATACTTACGTCGCACTGCGGAACCCGCTCGTCCTCGCCGATGCGGAGTGGATCCGCGCGCTCCACGAGCTGGGCGTGATCGCGGGGAACCTCGGCGTGGCTGATCGGCTCGCCGAGTGGTGGCAGAGGTGAACGCTTGCGAAACTTGCGCGAGACGCATATGATTTTCGCATCCGCCCAGCATTGGATCCGGGCGACCACGGGGGAAGCATGAGCCTTATCTTCGAGAACTGGCCGATCGATCGCCTTGTTTTTTATGCGCGAAACCCGCGCAAAAACGACCACGCCGTCGATAAGGTCGCGGCCGCGATCCGGGAGTTTGGCTTCCGCGTTCCAATCTGCGCCAAGAGCGACGGAACCGTCGTGGACGGCCACCTCCGCCTCAAGGCGGCAAAGAAGCTCGGGCTGGCCGAGGTGCCGGTCGTGCTGGCCGATGATATGAGCGAAGCGCAGATCAAAGCGTTCCGCCTTAGCGTCAACAAGATGGCCGAGCTCGCCGAGTGGGACACCGAGCTTTTGCGCCTCGAGTTCTTGGATCTTGAGGGAGATGGCTTCGACCTCGAGCTTACTGGCTTCGATGCGGACGAGATTGCGGAGCTGCAATTTGACGACGATGCCGAAACCGACATGCCGGAGCTTGCCGAGGGCGATCGGGAGCCTTTCCAAGACATGACGTTCAATCTCCACGACGACCAAGCCGAGGTCGTGAAAGAAGCGATCGCAAAGTCAAAAGCGATGGGCGACTTTGGCGATACCGGAAACGAGAACTCGAACGCGAACGCTCTCGCCCGCATTTGCGAGGTTTTCAATGGTCTCCGCTAAGGACATTGTCGTTAAACCGATCTCGGCAAAGGCCGCGAATGAGGTCGTGAAGTCGGTGCACTACAGCGGCAAGATCGTCCCAAATAGCACGCTCCACTTTGGAGTTTTCCTCGGAGCTCGCCTCGAGGGCGTGATGTCGTTTGGCCCGTCAATGGACAAACGCAAAAGCTTGGCCTTCGTCGAGGGGACGCAATGGAACGGATTTCTTGAGCTGAACCGCATGGCGTTTTCGGAAGCTCTGCCAAAGAACAGCGAGAGCCGTGCGTTGGGTGTCGCCTTGAGGCTAATCAGAAAGCACTATCCGCATATCGAGTGGGTCGTGTCATATGCCGACGGAGCCCAATGCGGAGATGGGACTATCTATCGCGCAAGCGGTTTCCTTCTTACGAGCATCAAGAAAAACACCAGCATGCTCCGATTTCCGGACGGCGAGGTCTACGCGACGCTTTCTATCACCAACGGATCTAGCGCCGTCAAAAAGAGGCTTTGCGAAAAATGGGGTTTGCCGCTCTACGGAGCCGCAAGTGTCGCGCCCTTTAAAAAGATCGGCGCGGAATTGATACCGGGCTTCCAGCTCCGTTATATCTATTTTCTAAACCCAGAAGCGCGCCAGCGCCTCACCGTGCCGGTCCTGCCTTTCAGCAAGATTGACGAGATGGGCGCTGGTATGTATCGTGGCAAAACGCGTGTGAAGCAGGCATCCACCGAGGTCCACTCGGAAGGGCGACGGGGCGGCACCGATCCACACGCTCCAATCTCCGAGGGTCAGCCGTTGTGAAGCAGATGACCCATCCCGAGCTTTCTAAACTTGATCGCCAGAGTTTCGCCGAGGCCGGGGTCAATCCGGCCGTCCCAAGCGGCGCAAAAGTCGTCGAGCTCGTTTCCAAACTCAATCGGACCATCGCATTTTTTGCGGGTCAGATCCCCTTCCGCAAACTCGACAATCTCAAGAGTTTCGGGGTTGCACCAAACCCCGAAGTAGGAGGCGTCCTGGTTGGTATCAACCTGCGCCCAGCCGAGCGCGTAAGCGCACTCGCCAAAGTCAAAGTCATACCGTGTGGCGTCGGGCAAAAAGTCCGTGTCAACGATCATCTTCTATCCTCCTCAAGCGTTGGTAATGTGGGCGGTCATGCCCGCGCCGGTCACGGCGTAAACCATCGTGCGGCCGTCGCCGAAAGTTGCGGCGTGGCCGAGGGCTTCGTCGTAGGTGGCAAAGTCGGCCCGGATCCGGCTTGCGCCGCGACCGCGAACGGCCGTGAAAGAAACCGCATCGCGCAGGCATTTTGCTTCGTAGTCGTTCAGCTTCGGGCTCATCGTTTCCTCCGTGTTTCGCCTGTCTTGTGTCTACCGGACCCGTGGGGCGTGGGAAGCAAAAACGTCATGAAATGTCGCAAAATGAGGGCCGCATGAAACCGCCTCGCAAGAAAACCGGACCCAAGGGACCGAGCAAGCCGATGACCGCAAAGGAGCTCGGCCAGCTCGTTGCGATGATCAGGATCCATTGCACCCGCGACGAGATCTGCGACGTTTTGGGGATGAGCGACACCACGCTAAACCGCCGGATCGCCGAGCAAGGCATCCCCGGCGTCGAAAATTTTGAAGCCCTCTATCAAAAGCACGCCGCCACCGGCAAAGCCTCCCTGCGCCGGATGCAGTGGAAAGCGGCCGAGGAAGGCAACGTCACGGCGCTGATTTGGCTGGGCAAGCAGGTGCTGGGCCAAAGCGATCAGATCAAGCAGCAGCTCAACGTGGCTGCGCGCGTCGAGACAATCGACTATACTAGGCTCTCAACCGAGGCCCTCCTCGAACTCTCAACCGCGATGGCAAATGCAGCTCCCGAGGATAACGACAGCGGATCGTGACTTGATCGACGCCGAGCTATGCCGTCGCTCGGTGCTTCACTTTGCGCGGACTTTCTGGCCGGTGCTCGAGCCCGGTCGCAGGCTCGTGACCGGCTGGCCGATCGAGGCGATCGCAGAGCACCTCGAGGCCGTTACGCGCGGCGAGATCCGGAAGCTCCTGATCACGGTCCCTCCGGGCTCGATGAAGTCGCTGATGACCCGCGCCTTCTGGCCAACGTGGAGTTGGATCTCGAACCCATCGCTTCGGTATATCGGCGCGTCCTATGCCGAGGCTCTGGCCGCGCGAGATAACCGCCGGGCAAAAATGATCGTCGAGAGCGACCGATATCGCCGCCTCTTTCCGCAGGTGCAGCTCTCAAGCGATCAGGCGCAGAAGGTGAACTTCGCAAACACCGAGACCGGGTCGATGATGGCGACGTCCGTGAAGGGCCGAGCCACCGGCGAACGGGGTGACGTTTTCGTGATCGACGATCCGCACAACGTCCTCGAGGCCGAGAGCGAGGCGATCCGGGGCGAGACGCTGCAATGGTTCCGCGAGGTCGTCCCGAGCCGCGTGAACGATCTCGATCGCAGCGCCTTCGTTTGCATTATGCAGCGCGTGCATCACGAGGATGTCGCCGCCGCGGCGATCGAGCAGGGCTACGAGCACCTCTTGATCCCGATGCACTACGACGCCTTGCGATCTCGCACGACATCGATCGGCTGGACGGACCCGCGCCGCGAGGAAGGCGAGCTGATGTGGCCGGAGCGGTTCTCGCAGAGGGCCGTCGATGATCTCGTTAAAACGCTCGGTCCTTATGCGTCCTCGGCCCAGCTCGAGCAGCGACCAACGCCGCGCGAAGGTGGCCTTTTCAAGGCAGATCGGATCCACAAAATCGCGGCCGTCCCGGACGAAGAAATCGTCTGGTGCCGCGCGTGGGATTTGGCCGCGACGGACGGCGGCGGCGCATATACCGCCGGGATCCTCGTCGGCTGGCGCGTCGAGGCGCAGCGCGTCATTATCGCGGACGTGAAACGCGCTCGGCTTGGCCCGGAGGGCGTTCGCAAACTGGTCGCGGACACCGCCGACTTCGATGGCGCGGCCGTTCCTATTTCTTTGCCGCAAGATCCGGGACAGGCAGGCAAGGTGCAGGCTCGTGACTTCACAGTGCGGCTTGCAGGCTATCGCGTGCGGATCGAACCGCAGAGCGGATCGAAGGAAACGCGAGCCGAGCCGCTGGCCGCCCAGGTCGAAGCTGGGAACGTCGATATCGTCGAAGCCGATTGGAACCGCGACTTCATCGAGGAGCTTCGACATTTCCCCAAGGGCGTGTATAAGGATCAAGCAGACGCTGCGAGCTCGGGGTTTAATGCCGTCGCGCCGAAGCGGCAGAAGAAGTCCGGTCTTTTCGCGATCGGCGATCATGTGGGCAATAAAGCGAGGCCGCTCTGATGGCAAAAGCACCAACGAAGGCAACGGCGACGCGCGAGCTGGGAGCGGCTGGCAACTATGGCCGGGACGACCAGCTCCGGCCGGACGAGTTCCTCCCGAAGCTGCGCGGGATCAACGCGACGCGGACGTTCCGGGAGATGAAGGACAACGACCCGATCATCGGCGCGATCCTCATGGCCTTCGAGATGCTCCTGCGCGCGGCGGAGTTCAGGATCGACGCATCCAACGACAGCCCGGAGGCCGAGGAGGCGAAGGTCTTTGTCGAGCAATGCTTCGCGGACATGGAAGGAACAGTCGACGACTTCCTCGCCGAGGTTCTGACGTTCCTTCCGTTTGGCTTCTCGGTTTTCGAGGTGGTCTACAAGACCAGATCCGGGCGCAACACCGACGACCCGGCGCGCTATTCGCAGTTTGATGATGGACGCTACGGGATCCGCAAGCTGGCGCCGCGTGCCCAGTGGACGATCGACCGCTTCCTGACCGACGAGAACGGGACGATCACCGGCGTGCGGCAGACCGCCCTTTCGCTCAAGCTCGGATCGGTCGACATCCCTGCCTCGAAGATGCTGCACTTCCGCACCTCGACTGTGAACAACGACCCGAGCGGACGCTCGCTTCTTCGCAACGCCTTCACCTCCTACCACTACTCCTCGCATATTCAGATGATCGAGGCGATCGCGGTCGAGCGCGAGATGAACGGTATCCCGATCGGAAAGATCCCGTCCGAATACCTTGGCGAAAGCGCAAGCGGCGCACAGCAGGGCTTTACCAACGCCTTCAAAAAGATCCTGCGCGACGTCAAGTTTAACGATCAGGGTTTCATCCTGATCCCGAGCGACGTCTACGAGAACGACGACGGCACCAAGACCTCAATTCCGATGGTCGAGTTCGACCTCATCAGCGCCAAGGGAACTCGCTCGATCCCGACGGGCGAGGTGATCCTCCGGCATCAAGAGAATATCGCCCGGTCGGTGCTGGCCGACTTCCTGATGCTTGGCAGCGGCAAAACCGGATCCTTCGCGCTATCGAAAAGCAAGACGGACCTTTTCCTGAAGGCAGCGAGCGGATTTACGGAGGCGATCGCCGCCGTGCTAAACCGACAGCTCTTGCCTCGGCTTTGGGAGATCAACGGCTTCGACCCGGATGCTATGCCGACGATTGCCTTTGGCGAGATCGCGCCGGTCGATCTGGCCGAGCTGGGCGCGTTCGTCCGCGACATCGCAGGCGCAGGTATGCCGCTGTTCCCGGACGACGACACCGAGAACACTCTCCGGCGCGCCGCCGGGTTCCCGGAAAAGAGCGTCGACCCAGATCTTCTGGGTGGGCAGGTTCAACCGATCGACGAGGGGGTCGAAGAATGAGGTTTCAAGTCTATCCCAAAGGTATCTGGATCGAGATCGAGGACTTCAACGTCCAAGCGATCGAGACCTCGATGTCGGGCGAGACGATGATCGTGCACGCGCCGGGCTTGCAGTTCCCGGTTCTGAACGGCGTCGAGTTCATCGAGAGCGACGCCTTCGCGCGCGACTTCGTCGAGATGAGCCCGCAGCGGTGGATCCGCGTTTCGGCCGTGCGGTCGATCCAGCGCGTTGGGGACGACTACGTCCGGGTCACGCTCGATGGCGTGCGACAGTTCTTTGACCTGTTTCCGGGCGACGCCTCGCTCAAGCAGGTCTACAAGGAGTTTCAGAACAAGCTCCCCGGCGCGCCGTCGTTCCTCTCGCTCGAGGTCGCCGCATGAACGCCGTGCTCCGCAAGATGACCGCCTCGGATGCGGTGGCCGTCTTTTTGCGGGCTGCGGAGAAGATGGAGCCGCGAATTGCTCGCGCCTTCATCGCGGCGATCGAAGCGATCCGAACTCGCATCCCGGCCGAGAACCTCGCGAGGATGATCGAACGTCGCGATTTCACGTCGCTCGAAAACGCCTTTTCCGCGTTCTTCACATCGGAGGAGTGGGCGCAATATCGGGCGGCGATCGAGCAGGCTGTTCTCGAGGGCGTGCGTGCGACAAGCGAGACCCAAGGAATAATCAACGGCGCGCAGGAAGATTTCCAGATCGCCGTTGGCCTAAACCCTCGCCTCTCGCAATTCGCGGTGACGATGACTTCGACGCGCATCCGCGAGATCGACCAAAGCATCCGAGACACGGTGCGCCAAGTCTTGCAAACCGGCCTGACCGACGGCGACGACCCGTTTGCGATTGCTCGCCGCGTTCGAAACAGCGTTGGCCTCACGCGCAGGCAGGAGGCGGCGGTCTCGAACTATGAGCGGATGCTGCGCGCCCTTGATCCAGAGGCGCTCGATCGCAGACTGCGCGATCGGCGCAGCGACGGCACCGTCGAGCGCGCGATCCGCAACGACAAGTTGCTCACCGAGGCGCAGATCCGATCGCTCGTCGATCGGTATCGGGACCGTTACGTCAAATACCGGGCGAACGTCATCTCCCGGACCGAGAGCATCCGCGCCGTGCAAGGGGCGCAATGGGAGCTCTTTCAGGACATGATCAACAAAGGCCAGATCGACGCGCGGCAGGTGCGGCGGACTTGGATCAACACAGGCGACGATCATGTCCGCAACTCGCACGTCGAGATCCCGCTCCTGAACCCGCGCGGCGTCGGGCAGAGCGAGACCTTCACCAGCCCGCTTGGGCCGATCCTCTATCCGGGCGACCCGAGCGCGACGGCTGCAAATACGATACAGTGCCGGTGCGCGGTGTTCTCGCGCATCATCGACCGCAGCCTGCTCCCGGCTTCTCTGGGCGCGCAAATACCGCAAGGGAAGCCGAGGAAAAACCAATGACGACAGTCGGTTACACCAAGACGCTCAAGCCGGTGCGAGATTGGTCGCAACGGATCTGGCGGCTCCTGTTCGATCAGCAGCTCGAGATCACGCGCGGGCGCGTCGACGGGGCTTATCCGGTCGTCCTCGACGGCCATCTGGTGACCTCGGGCGCGGCGACCAACGTCCTGATCCTCGAGGGCTCGACGATCAAGGATCCGTCCGTCGCACCGGCGGCGGGCTTGCAGATGTCGATCGTCTCGACCAGCGCGCAGGACGGGGTCAACGGGACAGGCGTCCGCTCGATCGTCCTGAACTACCTCGACGCGGATCTGATGCCGCACAGCGAGACGATCACGCTCAACGGCACGACGCCGGTCCTCACGACCGCGACGAATATTAGGTGGGTCGGCGAGATCCACCTCCTGACCTACGGATCCGGAAAGGCGTTCGCCGGGGATCTGGCCGTGACGAACGGGGGCACGCGATACAAGTTCATCACCGCCGGATCTCGGACGACGCGCAGCTCCGCCTATCGCGTCCCGGCAGGCAAGCGGCTGATCGTTCACACGCTCTACGCCGGGGCGACCTCGGGAACATCGGCCGCGCGGGTGTCCGTCGACTTCGTTGCATCCCGCATCAACAACGAGAGCTTCGCGGACGTCGGGCTGCTCATCACGCAGGGGTCGATCGCGCTGCAAGACAGCTCGGTGATCCTCTCGGACGGCGCGCTCTACGCGATCCCAGCGGGCGAGATCGTCGCTCTGCGCGCCACGACGGACAAGAGCGCGATAATCACCGGAGGGATGTATGGGTGGCTCGAAGATGCAGATTGAGCGCGCCAAAAAAGTCGGAGTAGAGGACAGGTTTCCCTATAGTATTCTCCTGTCCTCTCCTCACTCTGGATCTTCGGGTGGAACCCCAAGGGGAGCCCTGCTATCGCAGGGTCACCCCTCGGAGGTTCTGGCCGTTTTTGAGCCCTCCTCGTTTTTTTGTCCTCCCGCGTCCACCATGAGAAGGATCTGACAATGCCCTACGCGACGAACGACGATCTCCCGGACGCGGTGAAGCGCGTCCTGACATCGGACAAGGCGCGCTCGATCTGGCGGCGCGTCTTCAACGAGAGCATGGACAGCGGCTATCAAGAGGGCCGGGCGTTCGGCGCGGCCTATGCTGCGATCGAGAGCGCGGGCTACAAGAAGGGCGAGGACGGGGTCTACATCGAGAAGGCGCAGTATGAGGGCCGCGACGTCGAGCTCGACAAGCCCTTCCGGCTCCCGCGCGGCGCGACCAAGAAGTTCGGGGTCTACGTCAAGGACGGCGAGCGCGTGCGCCGGGTCACGTTCGGGGATCCGAAGATGGAGATCCGCCGGGACGACCCCGAAGCCCGCGCCAATTTCCGCGCGCGGCACTCATGCGACAGCGCGACCGACAAGACCTCGGCGCGGTATTGGTCCTGCAAGATGTGGGAAAGTGGCACCTCAGTATCGGAGATGACGAAGATGGAAAACATCGGCAAGCGGCAGATCTCGGACGACGTCTTCACGACGCCGATCGAGGCCGTGCAGCGCGCGCACCAGCTCGGGCTCGGGCTCGTCGCGCATATGACCGAAGGGCCGGACGGGCAGGCGTTCTACATGCCGGGCGCGACCCACGAGGCTTATCTCGAGATGGTCGGAGAGGCCGGGCTTATCATGCCGGAGAGCCTAGATCCGGAGCAGCCCGAAGTCGAGGATCCGACCGAGGATCTGATCGAGACCGTGATCGAGGCCGCGATCGGCGCGATCCTCGAGGCGCGGGTCGAGAAGCGCGCAGCCAAGATCCTCAAAATGGACGACGAAGCGCGGATCGTCTGGGGCTGGGCTTCGGTCGTCTCGATCGACGGCAAGCCAATGGTCGACCGGCAAGGCGACATCATCTCGCCCGAGGTCATGACGAAGGCCGCAGACAATTTCATGGCCGACGTCCGCACCGCGAAAGCGATGCACGAAGGGGGCAAGATCGGGGAGGTGATCCACTCCTTCCCGCTCACAAAGGAGCTCGGAGCAGCCCTTGGGATACATTCTGCGCTCGAGGGCTGGGTCGTAGCTATGAAAGTGCACGACGATAGTGTATGGAATAGGGTTAAGAGCGGAGAGCTCGCCGCCTTTAGCATCGGGGGCATGGGGAAAAGAAATGCCGTTTAACGTCACGGACCTCGAATTGATCGAGCTCTCGCTCGTCGACGAGCCCGCCAACCCCGCAGCGCGCGTCGTCATGTTTAAGCGCGACAGCGCGCCGGACGAGATGAAAATCAAAGAATTGATCGAGGGGGGGATGTCCGAGGACGAAGCCCGCGAGCAAGTTGCGCGTATGAGGCGCAACAAGGGGGCCGGACCGACCGGCGATCTGGACAAAGGAGACAACTCGATGTCCGATCAAGAGAAGCGCCTCGAGGATCTCGAGGCCGCGAACAAGCGTCTCTCGGCTTCCGTCGAAACGCTTGCGAAGTCGCTGGAAGGCGAAGGCTTCGTCGTGCAGATCGCCGACGACGCCGTCACCGTCGAAAAGCGCAAGGCTGAAGACTACATCGAGGTCGGCGGCGAGATGGTCCTCAAGAGCGTGCTCCCTGCGAGCGTCCTCTCGGTGATCGCCAAGCAGGCCGACGAGCTGGCCGAGGTCAACAAGCGCCTCGCCGCCGAGGAGCTGACGAAGCGCGTGAGCGCCGAGATCCCGCACCTCGCAGGCGACGCAGCGACCAAGGGCGCGGTCCTCAAGGCGATCGACGCGATCGCGGACGAGGCCGTTCGCAAGGCCGCTCATGCCATGCTGAAAGGCGCGAACTCCGTCGCCTCGAAGCTGACCCGCGAGTTCGGCACCGTCGCTCCGCAAGAGACCGACGCGATGACCGAGCTCAACAAAATGGCCGAAGACTACTCCGCCGAAAAGAAGGTCACGTTCGCCAAGGCGTTTGCCGAGGTGACCAAGACCGGACGCGGCGCGGAACTCTTTGCCAAGCGCAACGTGCAGTAAGGAGGCCCACAGATGGCAACTCAAGACAACATGCTCTGCGTCACTCTGGAGGCCGGTGCTGACCTCTCGACGAAGCAGTTCTATTTCGTAAGCGTCGCAGCGGATGGTCAGATCGACCCCACCGGCGACGGTCTCGATGCGGACGGCGTCCTGCAAGACGCTCCCGCCGCCGCCGGGCGCGCTGCGCTCGTGGCGATCGCTGGTAAGGTCAAGGTCGTTTGCGGTGGCGTCGTCACCCGTGGCGGTCCCGTGGCCTCGGACGCGAACGGCACCGCAGTAAACGCCGCAACCGGGGACATCATCCTCGGCGTGGCTCTTGAAACCGGCGCTTCTGGGCGGATCATCGAGATCCTGTTCCAGCCGCGCGGCGCAGTTCCAGCATAAGGCAGGGGATTTAGATCATGACCCAACCCACCGTCGGCTCGTTCCACATTGACGCAGCCCTTACCAACATCTCCTTGGCGCTCCTCCAAAACCCGCAGAGCTTCGTCGCTTCGCGCGTTTTCCAGAACGTGCCGGTGCAGAAGCAGTCGGACAAATACTTCACGTTCGATCGCTCGCATTTCAACCGCAACGGCGCTAAGAAGCGCGCCGCCGGTGCTCGCGTGTCCGAGGTGGGCTACGCCCTCTCGAACGACAGCTATTTCTGCGAGGAATATGGCGTCGCGATCCCGATCCCCGATCAGGTCCGCTCTAACGCAGATCCGGCCGCAGACCCCGCTCGCGCAGCCGCCGAGCTGGCGACGCACCAGATGCTGATCCAGAAGGAAGCCGACTTCTCGTCGTCGTTCTTCTCGACCGGGCTCTGGGGAACCGACGTCACCGGCGTCGCTTCTTCGCCGTCGACCGGGCAGGTCATCCGCTGGTCGGACACCACCTCGGGCGACCCGATCGGCAACGTCCGCACCGGGATCGACACGATCCTCGGTTCGACCGGCATCAAGCCGAACGTGATGGTCATGGGCCGTCAAGTTTACTCGGCGCTGATCGATCACCCGGACGTGCAGGGTCGCATCAACGGCGGCGCGACCACCTCCCAGCCCTCGATCGCCTCCTTGAACCTGCTCGCGCAGATCTTCGAGGTCGACGAGGTCATGGTCGGCGAAGCGATCCAGAACACCGCAGCAGAGGGCGACACCGCCGCTCACTCGTTCATTCTGGGCAAGAAGTGCTTGCTGACCTACCGTCCGGCAGCTCCGGGCATCATGACCCCGGCCGCAGGCTACACCTTCTCGTGGGCAGGCTATCTGGGCGGCACGAACGAGTATGGCTTCGTCATCGACACCAAGCGTCGCGATGAAGAAGACACGGACGTGATCCGCGCTCGCGCGCACTACGACCACAAGCTCGTCTCCTCGGCTCTGGGCTTCTTCTGGGACGCGATCGTCGCATGATGAAAGTCGAGCAGAGATCTTTCCAGAAGTCGGACCCGCTCTTTGCGTTCCGCTCGTTCGTGGCTCACGGGCGGCGGTTCAACAGAGGCGCGGCGTTTGATTGGCAGGCCCTTGGCATTGCCGCAGAGAAGGTCGAGCTCCTATTCCGGGCGGGTAAGGTCCGCCATTACGCGCCCGGAAATCCTGAAATCGACCTCACAGACGAAGGCCTCGGCGAAAAGCTCGCCGAGGACGTTCCTGATCCCGCACCGGCTAAGAAGGCCAAAGCGAAGAAGGTGGCAGAATGACGTGGACCTACGGGGGCGCGCCCGGCACAACGACCTCGGCGACGCGGCGCGACGCCGTGCGCCTCCTCGTAGGTGACACCGACACCACCGATCAGCAGGTCACCGACGAGGAGATCGCTTTCGCGCTCTCGCAGACGTCGGATGACATCTACAACGCAGGCGCGCTCATGTGCCGGACGATCGCCGGGAAATACTCCCGGCTCGTCGACACCAGCATCGAGAGCGTCTCCTCCTCCTATTCCCAGCGCGCCAAGCAATACTCGGAGCTCGCCGTTCGCCTCGTAAAAGAGGGCAAGCGGCTGGGGTCCGTCGGGCTCGGCGTGCCGGTCGCGGGCGGGATGTCGATTTCGGAGATGGAAAGCGTCGAGGACGATCTCGATCGCGTCCCGTCGGCCTTCCGGGTCGACCAGTTCTCGAACCCGCCGCGCTTCGACCCCATGCTTGACGAGGACTGATCGCAATGCCGACCGGAGCGGAGATGCAACGGGATGTCGTCGCGCTCCTCCGGGAGCACGGCTACAATCTGACTTTCCGGCGTCCGGGCAATGGCGGATCCTACAACCCGGGGACCGGCGCGGTCTCGGGCGGGTCGAACGCCGACGAGACGGCGCGCGTCGTCTTTCTCAATTACACCTCGCGCGACATCGACGGGACGCTCGTCCAGCGCGGAGACCGCAAGGCGGTGATGGCCGCGACCTATAACGGGACCGCGCTCTCGAAGACACCGCAGATCGACGACGAGCTGCGCGGAGAGGGCGACGCGGTGCGGGTCGTCTCGGTCCAGACGATCAAGAGCGGCGCGACGATCCTCGCCTATATCTGCCAAGCGAGGGAATGATGGCGAACGGGCAGATCCTTCAACAGATCACAGTCGACCTCGACAAGCTCGCCGAGAAGGCGGGCGTCACGGTCGCGCAGGCGCGCAATGAATTTGCAAACCGGCTCTCGCTTGAGGTCGTGCGGGGCACGCCGGTGAAGACCGGGAGGCTCAGAGCGTCGTGGTTTCTCTCCCCGACGCTTACCGGGTCTCCCGGCGCTTCTCCCGGCGAGGCGAC